GGTTGAGAATCCAGTGACTGTTGAGCGAGTGGTCTTGACCACTCCCGCTGTCAGAAATATTTTTTCTTGGTTGGGAGCAGACGTGAGTTGGTTTTCTGAAAACATCTACAAACTTTCAGAGGAGGTGCTTGTGCATGTGCCGATTCTGACCACGCTGAATGCTTCAAGCAGACAGCGTGTTCCCAATGGGAGTTTGCTGGATGTCACAGAAGCCGTGGTGCGTAAAAAACTGATGGAGGACGTGGTTATGAGCCGTCTTTTCCAAAGGTTCCCAAAACAATGGGAGCGCATCCTGGCGGGAACACGTTTGGCCGTGATGTATAGGGACCGAGAAGAAGATAGTCTCGTCCTGAGCACCCTGCGTTCTATGTTCTCTTCGGCGGAGAACACACTGGTGCAAGCTCGATCTTCCGTTGCTATGGTCGATAAATCTCACGATTTTATGGCGTGGATTCCCACAGCATGTAAGATTGCCCTCGTTGCGTACCTGGCCAGTAGATACTGGGCCGGCGGTAAAACGACAAACGTTTTGGGCCTCCCCGCGCCGTTTTTCCAAAAGAAGTACGGTGAAGGGATGAAGGAGAAGGGAGCTATGGAGACCCTTTTCCCCGAGCTTGCGGTGATGAGTGCTAACCCCCTTGGTCTAGGAGGAGCATACATCATGGTTGGAGCACCTCTTGTCGAAGAGGCCTGCGCATATCTGCTGCCTAACTTGTATACAGCAGTGCGGGCCCATGAAGTCCTATCGTATACACGAGCCTTCAACGAACAAGATCCTTCTGGTGCTCAAGCGCTTTGGTATATGGGGAACGCCGTTACTTTCGATATCTATCGGGTGATCTTATCGGCGTTCTCCTTCCGCTGGCCACTCCTGGGAGTTGCCGCACGGACCGCCTACCACGTGTACAACAACGTGTGGGCATACAACGGCTGGCAGACAAATCTGCCCTCAGTCACCTTTACCGCTGATGCGGTATCCGTCGTCCCCGGCCCCGAACAGGGAGGGTTCTGCACCCAAGGCATCCCTTACATTGCTGCTGCAGTGTGTTTGGGAGCCCTTGCGTGGTGGTTAGTGTCATCTAAAGAGGAGGAGGTCTCTCACTTTGCGCAGTTGCGCGAAGCAAGAACTCGTTTCGAGGACCCCGATTGTTGGACTGGTGTGGAGCATTTACCCCTAGATGCTACACTTCCAACATCTACCCCTCTGGCTACTCAATGCCCGGAACACACCATAGGCCACGCAATGATAGTGGGTCCAGAAAAGACGTATGATGACTGGCAGGATGCCTTGGAGGTCGAATGTGCGCGCCCCTATGAGGAGGAGAGGAGCTTGCATCCAATGATCATAACGAATGGTCTAATGTATGCTCCCTCAGGTGCCGCTGCCACGTTGCTCACAGCGCTGGTACACAGAACACACAAAGATCCTATGCCTGGTTCGGACCGCGTATCGATCATGTGGAATTGGGTTTCTGTCTATCGGCGCATGGAACCTTTGTTCCCTCCCCCCGATTTTCGTCGCTATACCTTAGAGGAGGTGACGCAGAAAATGGGAGGTGTGAGACAGCGGCGCATCTTGGACGCGGAGAAGAGGTGGCTCGAGGGCAAAAGCGGGCGCCTCACCAAGAAGATCTTCCCGAAAACTGACGAAACGATCGTGGCAAAAGACATTGGAGGGACGTTGACGATTAAGCCTAGGGCGATTGTCAACTTGGACCCTGTCTACCATGCCATGCAAGCCTCGACATCGAAAGTTCTCATGGAAACTCTGAAAGATTATTGGGATGGAACAAGAGTCCACATCTTCAGAGACCAGGAAACAGAGAAAGATTTCGAGATTCGGATCATAGTGGCGTGTGGATCTACGCACGACCGCCTGAACGAAATCGGGGCCATTCTTCTCAGAGGAGAGAATGTAATCGTTGTGTCGGGTGATGACTCAATTGCGTCAGTCAAGCTGAGACGAGGTTCTCAGATGCCCCAGTATCTTGAGGGGGATCTGAGCATGTGTGATCAGTCAGAGAACGAAGAGGTGTTGAGCGAGTACACCATGCCGTTCATGAGACACATGGGAGTGGATGATGAGACAGTCGACGGCTACTATCGATGTTGCACAGAGTCCTACACCTGTCGTCGCAAAGGTCTGTATGTGAAGGGCAGCACTAGAGCCCAGATGCCTACAGGCACCACAGCCACGGTTTTGATTAACAGTCTCAACGTGGCTGGTGCGATGGTCTTTTCCATCACCAGCGACACCCCCACGGAATATGAGCACAATTTCCGTAAGTTGGGGTTCAAC